TCTCGAGCGAAGACTATTTTTATATTCCGATGGAAGGCGCAACCCGTGGCGCATATATGGTAAAGTTGAAATAATATGGCAGCAATTAATCTCTCAGGTTATATCGAAGACGGTAAGGTTGAAACTGTTATTTTAGCACCTACCTTTCTATCATCAGCAACGGCAATAATCTCTAGAAGGCTCGCAGATACGGGCACAGGTGGTGGCGATTCGGGCGATTCGGGCGATTCGGCAGTAAGTAAGGAGTCTTGGTCTTAGTGCAAAGAATGAATTTAATCGAGTTAAAACTCAAGAATAATAGCAACAGGAGTACCCATGGCAGCAGTTAATTTTCCTAATAACCCCTCAAACGGAGATACGTTTACGAGCGGAAATACCGTTTTTACCTATGACTCATCCCATACTAGATGGAGTGGGGTTACTACCGTAAACGGTATTCAATTAAATAGTTTATCAGTAGGGGCGGAGCCTTCTGCCTCAGGAGACGGAGATCTCTCCTATAATAATACTACAGGAGTATTTACGTACACCCCTCCGGATCTTAGTACTATGGGAGCCTCCTCGGACCTTCTCTCATTTACAGCCAATGGAGCTGTGAGTGCCGGAAACTTAGTAGTGTTAGATAGTGCTGGTACTGTAAGTGCAGTAGCCTCTAGTGTTGCAGGGCAATCAACCTCGGCGAGCCAGACCTCTAACCTTCACTATGATAATCATAGTCAAACTACGTGGTATGATAGCGTTAATGAAGAACACGTATTTCTTAAAGGTGGAAGGTATGCAAGAATCACTCTTGATAATGGAGAGCAAGATGCTACTATTGAGGCGACAGGAACTATAACTATAGGTAGTTCTACTACAAGCAATATGCAAGGATGTACAATACCAGGAACATCCGCGGGCTTGACACTAGCCGTTAATACTCTATATTTAGTAAAAAATAATGGAAGTACTGTAAGTACTAGTGCTAGTGTCTCTCTGGGTACTACTACTTGGGAAACGGATGATAATAACGAACGTTTATTTTGTTTTGATAATGGAGATGCCTACCTCTTTCTAAAGAAGCAGGGCAGTGATGTTATATGGGCACTTCCGATTAATTATCATGTAGCTAATAACACTATATCTTTGGGTACGGCGGTGACTACAAGTCTTTGGGAGAACGACTGGGGCAATCCAATGATTGTTAAAGATAAGCACGGAGTTTATTGGTGGTTTAAAAATGATGTTCCAGACCCCAACACTGCAGGAAGCCGTGAACTAGGCTACTGTAATATAAGTAGCTCTTCGGGAGTTTTTAGTCATACTACAAAGAAAACACTTGCTCTTTCAGGGAACGGTAACGGTCTGGCCTCCTATGGCAATAACTATGATGGCGAGAATCAAATGAGGTACTCAGCCTATACAGATATGTTTATGCAAACATACGCGACGGGCACTCAGGATATAGGCTTTGGAGCTTTTAAAGAGACTACTACAGGTTCGGGAACCTTAGCATTAAAAAGCAGAACAGATATTGAGACTGGACCGCTTGATTCCGGGTCTTGGGGTCAAGTAGTTATGATACCTTCTCAAACTAATACAAATGTTGCTTTTATGTGGAGTAGGAGGCTGAGTAGCGATGGAGGTTGGGGGCAACATTTTGGCACTATAGACTCTAATGGGTCTTGGACAGAAACAACAATGTACAAAGCAACCCCCGCAGGTTCAGATAATGGTTCCGGTACCAAAGCTAAATTCACCTGCCTACTAGAAGATGCAGGAGGTGGATTTATACGGCATTCGACGGGTAACTACCTTTTGCAGACCGCAAAAATACACGTTCCTAGAATGGGTACTTCTACTAATGCTCATAATTGGATCGGTATTGCTTCCACTTCTGTAGCGGACACTCAGTCTGTAGAGGTTCACTTGAGCACAGGATTATCTGACGTACATACAGGCCTTACTATAGGAAGTAAGTACTATGCAGCAGCTGATGGAACCTTAACGGCTACTGAAACAGGCTCCTATGGGCTAGTAGGTGAGGCGCTTAGTGCTACAACTTTACAGCTTGTTTCTGAAGCTGATTTAAGTTCTTATGCAACACTAATTAGTCCTTCCTTGGTCGGAATACCTACAGCTCCTACAGCTACTGCAGGGAACTCAAGCACTAAAATAGCTACTACTGCTTTTGTTTCTGATGCGCTTACTGCCGCTGATACAATAAGCCTAACGGCTCTTAAAGCAGAAGTAGCGGCAAGTGCGGACTTTGCTGCCTTCAAGACAAGGATAGCTGCTTTATAGATATATTTTAAAGACAAAAGAAAAGGGGCTAAAGCCCCTTTTCTAATTCCTCTTTTAATGCCGCATTAAAACCTCTGATGGACATCTCTAGTCTTTGTAGTTTTATTCTTTCTTGTTCATATTGTTTCTGTAATTCTTTTAACTGAGCTAAGTACAACATTGCAACTTCTGATAGCTGTGAACTCTCGGGAGCATTTTCATCCTCCCAAGTGTGCATATTTACCAGATCTTCTTCTTCATTCGTTTGCATCATCTGTTTCTACCTCTAACTCTTCTTGTAGCATGTCTCCGAAACCTTTTGCAGCAACCTCTATTTGGTCTAGCTTTGCCCTTGCTTGACTAGCTTGCTTGTTCAGGTCTTGCAGTTGGTTTACAAAGTATTTAGATTTATCACTAAGGGAGTCTACGTCGTACTCTACTCCTTTGAAAGTTACTTTATTATCGCTCATTTTTCTTTCTCCTTATACAATTTCACAAGCACCGCCAACGCAGGCGAGTTCTTGAGATCCAGTTGTGTTATCTTCTTTTTCAAACTGAGATAAATCTTCCCAGTTTACATTTTGTGGCATTTCGGATACTAACTTGTTATACTCTTCTTCACTAATATCTTCATACGGAGCTTGCTGATAAGTGTGATCACTTGTAGGAAGCAGACTAATTCCAGAACATAGATCAAAATTATCCCAAATCCATTGTGCTACTTGTAAGTATTCACTATCAGTGTAATATACTGTTACGCTTGGTTTATGTTCACACCAATGATTTTGATAAGTTTTCCACAGCCGTAGCTGATGCATTGCACCTACATCTTTCACGCAAGTACTTGCTTCCGGAGACTTTACAGGAAAGCTAAAGACCACAGAAGTGGGAGACATTACATCTTGTTCGACCGGGAATCCCGCTTGTTCCATATAGAGAGCAAGTGGATCTTTTTTGTCTGAACGTACACGGCGAATGTAATGCTTGCTGAAACGAGGATGAATACCGGAAGCACTATCAACAAGCTGAGATACAGTACCAGACGGCTTAACACACGTAATAGCGACAGACTGATTAACACCAAGCCTTTCAGCCCATTCTTTATTTGTTGCAATACTAACATTTCTCATTTCCTCTAACCACACTGCTAGCATTGGTGACTCTGGGTCTCCGCCCAAAACTTCGTGATCCATAATACCTGTTAAACTTACGCCTAACAATGCTTCTTCTTCAGTATTACGCTTCCAACGCACTCGCAGATATCTAAAGTCTGTTAAAGTAGACTGTAGTGTACCAATGATAGTAGCCTTGCGTACTTTTTCTTTCAATGTTTCTAGTGTATCATCTGCTCGTACTACAACTTCTGATAAGTTACAAAACTCATTGCTTCGTAGAATAATCTCAGAGCAAGGGTTCGTACCAAAATCATGCTCAGGGTCACGACGACCATTACGACCTGCAATTTTCTGTGCCGCTACACGACTAAACAATCCCCGCTCACCAGACTTAGACTCATATAGATTTTTCATCTCTTGCAAGAACGCTTCAAAATCAGGTTTCTCTGTATATGCTACAGAATTATTTGCAAGTCTGCGCTGACCCTGGTCAACCCACCACTGCCCTGACTTAGCTTTTGACATACGCTGATCTGAAAGATTAGAGAGACTAATCAATGCAGAACGGCGAACACCACCAACTACTACAATATCAGCAATCTTACAGCAAACATCGTGACACTCAATACTTGTCAGTTTACGACCTGCGGCTTTTTGGAATACTCCCACACAGAAACGGAATAAATCTTCCAAAGGCTCTGGGCCGCTTGCTCTACCTCCAAATGTTTTAAGTCTAGCACCTGCGGGACGTACTCGACTCATATCCCATTGAGGTAGTTTACCTGCATATAGCATAGCAATCAACTCACGGAAAGCACTCGCCCACCCTAATTTACTATCACTTACTACGATAGTGGAACTTGTCTTGTGGAATGTTTCAGCAACTTCAGGTAATTTTGCAATAAAATTACGTTCTACACTGAATCCCACACCAGTTCCACACATCAATACATACATTAGCTCGTCAAAAGCTCGTGGGTGATCAATATGTAAATAACTACAGTTAAAACCTGCTACATTGTCACGTTTCAACGCTTCACCTGCTGTCATCATACAACGCATAGAAGGCATTACTTCTAGCGCATGAATAGCATCCCAGATCTCTTGTCCGTTTTCATCGTCTAACTGCTCTCTTTCCTTGAAGAAGTCAACATAGCGACTGCATGTTTCTTTCCAGGTCTCACGACGTCCTTCTTCGTCTAGCCAACGGGCGTATCTACTCTTATGAATAAAACTTTGATACTGATCCATTATACCATTCTCTCCTCAATATTGGACACATTGTCCTTGCCTATTGCATCATCGCAATATGTTACTAAATCCATCAACTCGTAGTTTTTTAGCAGTACTTCTGCGTTTTCATTCAATTCTTGTATGTACTTGTATTTCCCCTCAATGGGTATACAATCATAAATTGACATGGCATCACCATACTGTTCTATAAGTTGTTGTGCTCTTTTCGGCCCTATGCCGTTAATACCTGGGACATTATCACCTTTATCGCCTGTTAAACACTTAAAAGAGATATACTCTTCTGGTTTAACTTCGTAGTGTTCATGCCAATTATCTATTGTTACCTCTTTCCGAGTAACGTAAGAAAATCTACTTACACCGTCCTGAATCAATAAGTCCCAGTCTCGGTCACTAGATACCAGCCAAATATTTTCTAATCCGTACTGTTTTCTTTGCTTTACAAGGTGGGCAGCAAGATCATCTGCCTCTACACCTTTGTAGCGAAGAACGTCATAGCTTTCTGACAATAATTCTAGTGTTTCTTCGTACTCTTCGAAGAAGTCAATAAATGCTTGCTTCTCTGCTTCAGTTTGTTCCGCATACTTGTCTTTTCGATTTTGTTTGTATTCTGGTAAAATCTCTTTTCTATAGCTAGAGGATCCCCAATCTGCAGTAATAATAACTTTACCACAATTGTAAGATGTTGCTAGAGATCTTACTGTTTCTACATATTGATGTCTAAAATCTGTTCTGCCTTGATGCTTCCACCGAAAAGCTAAGTTTAGTGCATCTACTATGAGTACACCGTTTTGGTTGCGTTCGTTAAAATTAAAAGCCACCTACCCACTCCGTCTTTTCTGTTTTCAACCAATCGTCTGCAAGTAGCACATAACAATTCAAAAAACGAATGTATAAATACTCTATAGTGTTTTCTGGTTTGTTTTCTGTTACTACAAATACCTTGGATCGGTCATATTTAAAAAATAGCATAGGTTTTTGATCACCCCCTGCTGCTTGTACTACAACTTTCTTCCACCATCTGATAAGATTATTCGTTTTGGGTTGCGTGAATATTTTATCAGTAAGAGCAGAATCCTTATAGTTTTTTACCTCTATACAATAATGATTTCTCTGATTAGGGACATATAAGTCCCCTTTCAGATACTCAAGAGCGCCCGAGGCAGGCACTCTCTCAAATTTCAGTCCGGTCGCTTCCCTCAGCATATCCCTTACTAGGTACTCGCCTCTCGCGCCCTTCGCTCTCGAATCTACCATCTTCATCCTCTTCTTTCTTGTCTTGCTTTATGCCTATTGCTTCACGATGGTTTTGTTGCATCCACCACATTCTTCTTCTACCTGCGCTCATACTATTCTAGTCCGCTTATGTTTCCATCCTTGACTACTTCGATCTTTTCTAACAGCGGGTGTGACCAACCGTGAGATACCAAATAGGTATTTAGATCTTCTCGAAGTAGAACTTCTACTAATCGTTCTTTCCCTACATCGTCCAGAACACTAATTACTTCGTCTAAGAACAATATATTGATTTTAGACTTCGAGATACTACTCATTAGTTTACGAATTGCTATCAGAGTAGCAGTGTTTACCCTTGCTAATTCACCCGAGGAAAGGGCTAGAATGTCAACTATATTACCATTATCGGTAATCTGAACATTTAATTTGTCGTTTGACACTACAAATTCGAGAGTAAATCGTCCGTCAGAGAGTTCAGCCAAGTATGTATTAGCCAGTTCTTCTAACTCTCCAACCAGATTTTCTATCTTGTACGCGAGTAACCCATTTGTACTAAAAGATTTTTTGAGAATATCTAACTCTGTTTCGAGTTTTTGATTTTTTGCAAGGTTATCTTTGTACTCTAATTCTTGAGCAAGAAACTCGTCTGTTTGCTCCTGTATAATTTGTATACGGGTGTTTAGTTTTGTTCGTCTTTCGTTCTCGGCTGCAATTTTTGCCACTTGCTTTTTTGCTTCTTCAAGTCTGCTTTGAACATCGGCCAGTTCGCTTTCAAGCTGTCCTTTATCCAACGTAGCTGTCCGCAGAGATTTGTCGTAGGAGCGGTATAGGTCTTCCCAAGTCTTTTGGTCTTTTTCATTTTGTTCAAAGATTGCATTATTCGCTTTAATCTCTTGAATTTGAGGACGAATTTTCAGAGCTTTGTTGTGGGCTTCATCACGCTTTACGCGCTCCACTTCAATCATTGCTGTCTCCGCAGAAACATCAATAGATTGACCACAAGTAGGGCATTCATCAGAAATTTTCTCTAATTTATCCAAAGTCCGTTGAGCACCCGTAGCGACTGCTTGCAAAGACCCCAGCTCTTCTTGTAAATCATCGTAAGACTCCCAAGAAACACTACTAGAAGAGATAGCACCGATGTCTATCTTGTCGAGCTGCTGTTTATAAAAATTATTTTGTTGGATTTTTTTATTTTTTTCGGAAATATTTTCAATTTCTACTGATAAAGAACGCATAAGTTTCTCATCTTCAGATGTGTCAATATCTAAATCCAGCATAGGTAGTATGGATGTATCATCCAATTTATTTGTTTCTAACCATTTTTCAACAGTTGCAAGTTTCCCAGATATGGTACTTGACGTATTTGATACCTCTCTTGACGCGCTTTTAAATACTTCGAATAGTTCAACGTACTTTTCTAAGTGTAAAAGATCAATAAGAAACTTTTTACGATTTGCATCTGTAGCAGTTAGAAACTGTAAACTCGCATTAGTATTTTGATATACTAGCTGCGAGAACGTTTTAAAGTCAACTCCTAGAACCTCCTGAAGGCTCTTATAGGTATTAGTAGCCGTATGGCTAGATATATCAGTACCGTTCTTTTCGAGTTTGACTTTAATGTTTGTTTTGCGATTGACAGTGATTTGATAGGTATCTTCATCTTTGGTGAAAGATAAAGATATACTATAACCATCATTCACATAACGATTAGGAATGTCTGCTTTTTTGATACCTTTAGAGTTTTTGTTATACAATGCTTCCTCAATGATTAACGGGATAGAGGATTTCCCCATCCCGTTAGTACCAAGGATTTGTGTAACAGTATTATCGTCTAATTGTAACTCATTACCAGAACCATAACTAAAGCAGTTATCCCATTTCAATGTTTGTAGTGTAATCATTGTATGTTCCTATGATGTCTGGTATTTTATCAGGATTAATTTCTAGTATATAAGTCAGATACTCTACTAGTTCTTCTTGCACGCTCATTTCTTTATCCATAATAAGGGATGCTTCTGACTTTCTTTTCACTACTTTTTTATCTAGCAGTTCTGAGTTCTTTACTCCAGCTAGATCTTGCATATCCCCTTCTACTTCGTAAATAGTGTGGTCGTATTCAGAGGGAATCATTTCATCCTCACTACTAACTGTCTTACGAAGCAGTTGTGGCAGTCTAAACTCTTCCCATAGCCAAGTCCAGTCCTGTTCGTTGATAAGTAGGTATCCTGTTTTTACTCTACTTCTATGGAAAGAAGTAGTCATGGGACTACCTGGATATACGATATTTCTTTGTGTATTACTATGACTATGTAAGTCGCCTGCGAATACTACAGGAAAATCTTCTAGTAAGTCTAGGTCGATTTCTGGTTTAACGTGTGGCGGAATCTCTCCTCGGACATGGGTGAACAGAGGCTTTGTCTTATCAAAATGTTCCAAGATACCTTTTCTATGCAGATCAGCGTAAGGTAATATGCCATAACCCAAGTCTGAATCTATGTATGATATATCTACTACATGAATCAGTGGATTAATGTCTCTGGAAACTTGTTTTAGCTGAGAAAAGAAAGTCTTATGTTTCTTTGTAGCCTCATGGTTTCCGTCATAGATAATGGTTGGAATCTTTACTCTTCGAATAAAAGAAAAGTAAAGCTCCAACTCTTCCATGTTCGGTAGGCGATCAAAGAGATCGCCACCGATTATGTGCATATTACAATCTTTCTCTAACTCATAGATCTGGTCAAAGAACTCTTGATAGCGAACTAAAGCCCAATTAACTGGGACATTTTTCTGTCCCAGTTTTATGTGCCAGTCTGCTGTGAAAAGAATCATCCTACATTAAACTCGGCGTCAAGAGCTTCGTCATCAGTCTCGTCACCGTGGTTACGAACTCGATCGAGCAACTCTTTCTGAGCATCAGCAGTAGGGCGAGGCATCACATCATCCATAGATTTTAGATCTGCAATAGCTTCACGCTCTTCATCGGTTAGAGCACGAGGCTTACACTTCAGTGCTTGCAACTGATACTCTACGTTGTAGGGAAGAGGCCCTGTTTTTACTCGCTTGAAACAAATGTCCCAACCAGTATCGGGGTTAGTAGGATCTCCCAGGTCTTCGGCGGCAGTAATGATTTGCTCCCACAGTTTTTTCTTGAGATTTACTACTTTTACTTCACCGTTGTCGATGCACTGAGTAGCGTAGCTCCAGCCACATTTTAGGTCGGGATAGTACTCGCGAACCCAGTCTTTTTCTTGATTATTGAATCGCTCAGAGTTTCTATCAAAAGATAGACACTCCATGGGAATGTTTTTACCGTTCTCACCTTGAATCCAGTAGACATAACGTGCAAGAATGTCGCCAACTACGCGCATCTTGTTGTCACCGTCTTTGTATTGAAAAGATGAGATTGAGGATTTTTGGGCTCCGCCCGTTTGCTTATTGAATGATAATGCCATTAGTGTATAGTCTCCAGTGTGACTTCTTCATAAATTAACGTTATTTCGTTCGATGATATTATGAGTAGCCTGTTGTCGTTAATTGTTTCTAGAGGCACTGGACAATGCAGTGTATCTAGTGTGGTTTTTTGTGTTGCAAAATACTCCGCTGTACTTCTAAGAGAAGCCAGTGCGTAATATATGCAAAGTTCTTTTTGTGTGTACTTATAAGAATTGTAAAGAAGCATTTCTCCATGAAGAAGAAAACTATCGCCTGCGAAGTCTTTATAAGAATATTTATAGATAGGGTCATACTTGTTACGCGGAACCTGACTCTTTACGAGCATATCCATTATCATGTTACAAGCAGCAATATTTCCTTGCGCCGTATCAAAAACCTTCTTCCAATCAAATAAGAGCACTATTATACTTCCTTTTTACCATTTTGTCAAGAATTATTTTTTAAAGGTGTTTCATATTCCAACCCTGCTTCATATAGAACCCGACACGATTGGAGGCTTGTTTTCGAGCCGTATTTCCTTTCAGGTGTATATCTATAATAACAGGGTCGATCTTACCTTCTTTTTTGCGAATCACTCGACCACATAGCTGTGTCAATAGTGGTTCATTGTTTACAGGGGTTGCCAGTATAAGACAGCTAAGTGTGTCTACTGATATACCTTCGGAGAAAATTGCTTGCGTTCCGTAAAGAACATTCGCATCTCCATAGAGTATTTCATCCACAAGTGTCTCCCTGTCTTCGTGTGATACCTCTCCAGTGACGCAGATTGATTTGTCCCCAGTAAGCTCAGAACAAGCCTTTAGAAAGCTTACTCTATCACTTACTACTAAGACTTTGTGCCCTTTTGCAGCGTAGGCTGCCGCTAGGAGGGCTATTGTATGTCTATACTCTTCATCATTTGCTAGCTTTGTGACTCTGTTAGCCCAGGGGATTCTAGCTCCATCCATGAATCGTATTTCTGACGGTACAATGTGTACTGTAGGGGTCATATAG